AGCCCAATTGTGATCTTTGGGGTAATATTTATATTTTGTTCCGTAGTAACGTAAAAGTTCAATACGTTTTACTTCATTCCACTCAATCCACATGTTATGAAAACACGGAATACCAATTTCGCACATATCTATAAGTGATTTGGGCCTTGCAAAACTTGCAACAACGGCATGTTCAAGAAGGCTGTCACAAATAGTAAATTTTTGTGCTCCGATAAGTCCTTGCTGGCACATTCTACGAGAGGCATCAGAATAAGAATGTTTGTGATAATTGCGAATACCCTTGCGCGGATTAGCTAACGCACTCATTAGAATGTTAAACATTTTTGTCAATTTCCCAGTGAATATGTTCTTCGTCAAACGTTATATGATTAGCGCCATAACCGCTCTTGCCTTGTTCGATATACGAAATTTCGTAATCATAATAATCGCCGTGACCTTTTCGCATTTCTTGAAATCCAATTTTGTGGGTTATATCCTCAATTGTCGCATCGATATCCCAATCAAGATTTAAAGATTTCAATTCTGCCTTTAGATGGGCTTCGCCCTTTTTGTTTAATGATTGTGCGTAAAACATTGTTCTCTCCGTTTTTGATAAATATAATGATAAGGAGAATCATCTTCTTCTGTCTGCCCAAGCCACCCAGCAAAACGCCCAGTAGCCGTAAACCATTTTGTTTGAGCTATCGAATGTGTCATTTGGTACACCGTCGATTACGGCGACGAAATGACGTGACTGACGTGCGATAACCTTGCCTGATGGCATGTCAGAGCAACGCGCCTTGCGACCATCAAATTTCGGAGCTGCTCGCCAAACCCAACCGTGACGCGCCAGCACTTTGTCAAAGTCTAATTTTTGAATTCCATTCCGCACTGACTTGGCTTTGCCAGCGTCTTTATTTGCCTTCGCCAGTTTCTCGTAGCATTCTTCATAAGGTAGCTCTAGAGCAATTGCCATTGCCCGAACACCGCAGTCACCTGTGGAGCCTTTACGACCAGAGGCACGGCGGCCACCATCGTTATATGTAAAGTGTGAGTTACTCATTTTGTCTCTCCTAAGTACTCTGTTATCAATTGATCCGCTTCCTCCCATTCTAAATTTTGAATTGCAGATGCAATAAGATGTTTTAAATCATCAAAGCATTCTGGCATAAAAGCATCTTTTGAAAGACACTCTTGCAGATATTGTAACTCGTTTAAGTCTAGTCTTAGTGTCGCTTGGTTTTTCATTTTGTCTCTCCTAAGTTAGTGGGCTTGATTCTTCTTAAATTAACCATAATCTTTTAAACCAATATTGTAAACAAATTGTTTACATATTTAACAAGAAATAGACAAATATTTTCTAACTTTGCAAAAAGACCGAGATATGCTAGATATTGAATGGAATACAAGGAATTGTGTAAATGCCGTTACCCAAGCCGAATTATGGGGAAAGCGAGAGTAGTTTTATGTCGCGATGTCTTAGCGATGATAAAATGCGCGAAGAATATCCAAAGAGGTCGCAGCGAATGGCAGTTTGCTTATCTAATTTCGGAAAGGCCGTGCCAAAGGAAAACAACATGGATGAAAATTTAGAATGGAAAGACGAAACACTTGACGTTGCTTTCGACATCAAGGCTTTAGGTGCGGATGAAGGAACAGGCGAATTCAGTGGGTATGGTTCTATTTTTGGAAATAAAGACCTTGGAAACGATATTGTTATGGAAGGCGCTTTTGCTCAGAGCATAGGTAAAAAAGGTGCCAAGGCTGTAAAGATGCTATTTCAGCATAAGCCCGATGAACCTATCGGCGTCTTTGAAGAAATCATTGAAGATAGAAAAGGCTTGAAAGTTCGAGGTCGGCTTGCAATGGGTACGCAACGAGGGCGCGAAGTTTATGAATTGATGAAGATGGGGGCCATTGATGGTTTATCCATCGGATATAGAGTTGACGCAAAGGGCTACGATTATGACGACAAGCGCAAGCGGCGCTATCTCAAATCTGTAGACTTGATGGAAATTTCGGCGGTTACTTTTCCAATGAACCCAAAGGCAAGGGTTTCACAAGTAAAGACCGAGAAAACAGTCCGTGAATGGGAAGGTATCTTGCGGGATGCAGGAGACCTTTCAAAGAACGAGGCTAAAGTTGCTGCGTCCGCAGTAACAAAGGCACTGGCGCGGCGGGATGCTGAAAATCAGGAAATGCCTTTTGAACTAGTAGATGAATTAAATCGTCTTACTAATTTCCTTAAATCTTAAAAAGAAAGGGCATCTCATGGAATCGAGTGAGGTCAAAACATATCTAGAAGGTCTTAATACCGCTTTTGAAGAATTCAAAGCGACGAATGATAAACGACTTTCTGAGATTGAAAAAAAGGGTGACGCTGATCCTCTAATTGAAGAAAAGCTTGCAAAGATCGAAGGCGACCTTGATCGTTATGAAAGTGTCAACCAAAAGTTAATTAAGCAAGAGAAGCAATCTGAAACTTTTGCTGAACAGCTTGATAATATCGAAACGATGCTAAAGCGTCCAACTACTGGAATTGAGTCTAAGCAAGTTGATTTTCAAATGAAAGCTTGGGACAAGTGGATGCGCAAGGGTAACGAAGGCTTAGAGCCAGAGGAACTCAAAGCATTGACAGTTGGCACAGCTGCGACAGCGGGTAACTTGGCTCCCGAAGAATATGTTGCTGAGCTAATCAAAATTACAACGGAAATATCGCCTTTCCGTTCCGTGGCGCGGGTTCGTCAGACAAACGCTAAAGAGATTGAGATTCCTCAGAAAACGGCTAATTTTGCAGCAGCTTGGACCGCAGAAGGTGGTACACGTTCGGAAACGACGGGTTACACCACCGCTTTAAAAACAATTGCTACACATGAGCATTATGCAGAAGTGCATATCTCAAATCAGTTGTTAGAAGATTCCGCTTTTAATCTTGAAGCAGAAATGAACATCGAATTTTCTGAGCAATTTGCGAAGGCGGAAGGTGCAGCATTTATTTCTGGCGATGGTACTAATAAGCCAACAGGTGTGACTAACGGAAATGTTGTTGCACACACAGCTACGGGTGCGGCATCAGCAGCGATTTCAACCGATAATCTTATGGACCTTGTTCATGGTTTGAAATCAGAATATGCAGCAAACGCTGTGATGATGTTTAATCGCACTACGCTTGGAGTTATTCGTAAACTGAAAGACACAGCAGGGCAGTATATCTTTCAAACTGGGTTTTCTGGCCAATCAGGTGCGCCAAATACCATCATCGGCACACCATACGTCGAAGCCCCAGATGTTGCAGATGCAGCATCAGGAGCCAAGTCGATCCTCTATGGTGATTTCCGTCGCGGTTATATGATCGTAGACAGGCTTGCTATGTCGGTTCTTCGTGATCCGTTTAGTGCTTCAGCGACAGGTTTGGTGCTTTATAGAGCGAGGCGCAGAGTTGGCGGCGAGGTTGTGTTAGCGGAAGCTATGCGAGTTCTGAAACACGCAACTTCTTAAATACAACATTAGGGGGCGCTTCCTTTCCCTGTGGCGCTCCCTTTTCAGGGGAAACAAATGACTAAAATTAAAATGATTAGAAATGCTGTAGGCGTAACAAATGAATGGGGGAGTGTGACCCGAGTATATGAAATAAATGAGATACTACCAACAAAGAAAAAATGGCAGAAAGATTTGGCAAACGCCATGCTTGATATGGGCGCAGCTATGGAAGTCCAAGACAAAAAGCCTGACATGGAATTTAAGTCTGCACGGGCAAAGAAGAAAAAAGGATAAATTATGGCAGGAATTCAAGTTGCGGTAGCACCAGCCAGAGAACCAGTAACGAATTCCGAAGCCAAAGAATATCTAAGGCTTGATGAGGATATTGATGATCTTCAGGTAGCAAGCCTCATTGTTGCAGCACGGGAATGGTGTGAAAAGTTTACTGGACGTGCGCTTATTACTAGAACAGTCCATCAATTTGTTGATGCTAATATTGTTAATCATATTCCCTTGCAGGAAGGTTTCTATACAGGTGTAGATACGATTGTGAGAAACCACGCTCTGGAATTGACGGCAAGCCCAGCGCAGAGCGTAACAAGTATCACCTATTTTAATAAAGCGAATGTCGAAACAAATTGGTCTAATACAAATTGGTATGCTGACACGTTTTCGGAGGTTCCAAAAATCTTTCTTACTGAAACAGGTACTTTTCCAAGCGATTTAAGAAGGGCAAATAGTCTCAAAATAGTTTATACGGCTGGTTTTGGTGCAACGCCACAGACTGTTCCTGAACCGATTAGAATAGCAATGTTACAATATATGACGTTTATGTATGAACATCGGGGAGATTTCGAAAGATTTCCACCACCACAGCCACCAAAAATACTTAATCAACTTTTACAGCCCTATCAAATTATGCGTTTTTCATCACACTCGCTTAGTGCTGGTCAGGTTTCAGCATACTGATGGGCATAGGAGGTCAAAGAGAAAGGCTTGAGTTGCAAGCACCCGTTAGAACCGACGATGGAGCGGGTGGTGCTGCAATAGTTTTTTCTACAGTGACATTTATATTCGGTGTTATAACGCCCTCAAGATCAGATGATAATGTCTTTGCGGATCGAATTAGACAGAGAGATAGGAGCACAATCAGGATTAGATATAGAAATAATATATCGGTAAAAAATCGTTTGGTTCAAAATACAACTGTTGCAGGTGAAAGGCTTGTTCGAACATTCACAATTGTGGGTGTAAAAAATGTTAATAATCGTTTCAGGTATCTTCT